AGCCAGCTATATTTAAAGTATCGTTTACCTTTACAATACTGGATGCAACTTCAAGCGCACTCTTAGCACCGTCCCCAGTTTGTATTGGTTTAAGAGACGTTTCTATTCCAGTATTTGAAACAGCACTGCTTACAAGAACAAGATTCTTATAAGTCTGTGATATAAGTTTTCCAGTTAAATCTGTCATATTAATTGCCAATACTCATCTGTTGCGTTATAAGTTGTTCCAGCCTGATCCCATGTTATATTACGTCCACCTGTATCTGGTCTTGGGTTTGTAATAGCTGGATCGTCTTTTACGTTTGCTACTCTATTCTGAGGATGGTTTTTTAAATCATACTGCCCTTCAAAGTCTTGTGGGCATACCAACATCCCATAACTATTTAGCCTCATTACCCTATGTGGATAAACAAAACCACATTCATCGCAAACAGCTAGTGCATTTCTTTGCGTAGCCATTAGTTATAGAATGTTAATCTAGGTACAAGATAGATGCTAGAAGTTTCTCTATCCTCTAGCAATGCTCTAGCCAACATTTCCTCATAATTAGTTTTTAATAATGTAATTCTATCTGGGTGAACAACAGGACGTTTAAGTGACATATAATATGCAAGTCCCATTGTAAGACACGGCAGAAACCTTTTAGGTAGGTCTGCATTTTGAATTGCAGATTTATTTACATCTTGTAATTCTTTAACCAGTTCTAGTTTAATAATATCTGTAGAGTTTTCTGGTAAGGGCCATACAGAAAGAATAGGATTATCTCTACCCCGTCTAATAGAATACTGATTAGGTTTACCTGTTTGTGTCTTATTAGGAATAAGCATAAACTCTTCAGGTGTTATCCTGGTTAGTTTAACATCTGTATTGCTTCTGCTTATGACAACCTCAAGAGCATTAATTGTGCTACTGTCGAGGTTATAGGAAGTCGTAGAGGCTACTACTGTTACTGCTGTGGTACTGGTAGACCAGAGAAGTACACCCCTGTTTTGCCAGTCTTTAAGCATTAGATTAATAGAACGACGAGCAGACTCAGGCTCATGACCTAGTGTGCTTTCACCACCAATCATTTCAGAAGCTTCTTGTATAACCTGATCTATGTCAAGGTTAAAATCATATGTGCCTGATACTGCCATTATGCTTTCCTAAATCTAGCTGTCTTCTTAGCTATCTTCTTAGGTTGTTTTACGAACTGCTTTCCGGCAGCAGTCCCCTTGCGCTTTGCTTTCGTGGTCGCTGCATACTCCTTTGAAGTTAAGCTCTTGATTGCTTTCTCTGGAAGATACCTCTCCCCTGTCTTGCTTGATGGCTTCCCTGACTTGGTTCTCCATTTCTGCTTACTCCATTTAGAAAGTTTATTTGTAGACTTTTTCTTTTTACCTGAATATGTACCACCAGCATCTTTATAATACTTAACAGCAAGTTGCATTGCTCTAGCAGAGTGCTTACCACCCATTTTAGCTTTAGCTCTAGCTTTAGCCCTAGCCCACTTAGCAGGATCACGCTTAGTAGCTGTACCGCTTTTTTTACGTTTTACTACGGTTGCCATTTTTGCCCCTTGCTTTCTTAATAGACTCTTTGCCTTTTTTAAATATAGAAGCTACTTGAGTCTTACCCATAACCTTTGCACGTTGCTCACCAACAGTTAATATTTGTATTTTACGAGCATATGGTTTACTTATACGTTTAACTTTAGCTACGGTAGCTCTAGCATCAGCAGGTGTAGCAAACTTTATACTGACTGTATCTTTTGGATTCTCATCTGTATAAAGTCTACGACCAGAACCTTTAGGTTTTTTACCTGTACCAACTCTAGGATCACGTTTCATTTTATCCCCAGTCAGGCCATATACATCTAAAGCATCTACAGTGCTTACAAACTTCTATAGGACCATTCTCTTTGTCAACTTCTTTTATTAAAGGAGTACCACAGTGAGAGTTATGTCCACAGTTGTTGCACTTACCGTTTACCTGCTCGACCACCAGACCGCCTCTTTACGACACCGCCCTTAGAACGATACTTAGTATTCTTACCTACTTTACTACCGCCCATGCGTTTAACAACACCACCTTTAGACATGTACTTAGTTTTTTTTCTTCCTGCCACTTTTCTTCTCCTCACTATAAAGATTATTAAAAGTTAAATTAGGATTCATATAACTACTATCTATTTCTGCTGAGTGTATATACTGACTTGGTGCAAAGTCTGGTGCGCCTTCTCCAGTTACCCACAAAGCGGGATTTGTAACTCTAACTCTATTGTTAGGAAGTGCTATAATGTTTCCTGTATATGGTCCTGCATCTATAAGCTCTAACACATGTGACTGTTTGTGTTGTGCAGGATCGTCTGATATATAACTATCTGTGTAGTCTACAGTAAACATATATCTTCCTGTATAAAACTCTCCATCTATTTTACATAACCAAGGACTTGAAGATACTCTGTCCATAACAATGATAGCATGGTTTCTTGAAGAACAATCCCACGGTTGAGCTAGATGTGTCTGCATTAGTTCAGGCCACTCTTCTAGTACTGTGTCTGCTACTAATGCTGTGATTGGAAGTCTGGCCCACATTGCACCGCCATGTATATTTTCATCTTCATCGCAACCTGTAAACACAACATTAAAACTTAAACATCTATCTGGTATTGTGTTTACTGCTATTGCTAGTGCATGTAAATATTCTCCTTGATATTCTTGGTGGTTATTTGTAAATTCTTTTCGTACCCAACATTTAAAATGTGGTATGTTTGAAGCAAGATATGCCAAAGTAGTTTAACACCTCCATCGTTTTCTAGCTTGCCTTAATCTGCTATTAGGGTTCTTAGCAGCTTTTGGAAACTTTTTCATTTGTCCAGCAGACCTAGCACAATAACTCTTACGCCTGGATGCCCTAGCCTTACTAGGTTTCTTTTCCGTTACAGCCGTCTTGAGTTTTGAACCAGGGTTCTGTCTCCTATACTTAGCCACCCCCTTCGCAGTCATACCAGCACCAGACTTGGTAGGACGTTTCATGCCCCTACCAATCGTAATGCCTTTCATGTTGCTTTTTTTTCTAGCCATTAGCGAACAGCGCCAAATCCTTTAAGAGCCGCACCTACACCAACACGACCTCCACCTTTGCGTTTCTTTTTAGGCATTTGCATATCAGCCATTTCTTTTTTAGTTGTATCTTGATATACTGATTTACGTTTAGGAACTGGTTTACTAATTTTAATTTTTTGTCCAGGTTTAATTTTATTAGCTTTAGCTTTACCATCAGCATCTTTTCCTTTAAATTGAGGATTAGCATCTAAAAGTTTTCCAAGTGTAGTACCTTCTTTTTTTGCAATCTGTGAAAGAGTATCTCCAGCTTTTACTGTATATGTCTTAGATGCTGTAGCTTTTTTAGTAGTAGCCGTAGCTTTTTCTTTATCTTTATCTGTCAATAAATATACTGCACCAGCAAGACCAGCAGCAGCCGCTGTTTTAGTAGCAGCCCTCCTTCTTTGTCTTTTCTTAACAGCACTTTCAACAGCTTTTGTTTGTTTTGGACCTACTGTTTTTCTTTGACCTTTAGGAGTAACTCTTGTTATAGTTCCTACAGTCTTACCAGTATTTTTATTTGTAGCTATTTGACCAGTTTTTGAAGCCTGTTGACTTTTCGCTCTAATAGCTTTACGACTTGGTTTAGCCGCACGTTCTGCTTCTTTTTGTTTTCTTTTTTTACCAGGAAGAGGCATTAGGTCTTTACCAATACGTTTAGCCCCTCTTGATATTAGTCTTCCTATTGCCATAATCTCTTCCTTTCTTTTTCCTTGGTTTCTTTTTCTTTGGTAGTTCACTAACTTGTTGTCGGATGCTTGCTCTACTAATCATAGGTAGAGTCTACAACCTGCCCACCTGTCATACGATAAGTAATCTTACCGCCATATTTATTTTTAGCATCTGGATTTTTACGAAGTATTTCAAAATCTTCTCCAGTAATTTCACCATCATTATTTGCATCAAGTTTTTTTTGATTACCTTTAATAGCTTTTTT